GACCTGGTAACTAACGCCTCCACAGGTCCATTTGGGGTCAGAATATACCTATAAGCTTCAAGCCCATAAAGCAATTCCAACCGTTCCTCAGCATGGCATGCTTGTTTTGTCACCCACCATTTAATCAAAGTTTTATCAACAATGGTGTCGATAACTTGTCCAACAATTATGGCCAGTATCTCAACGACAACAAACTCGTACCAATTAGATTCCAAAAAGCTGTAAACAGCAGAACAGATTGAAATCAAAATCAGAATAACTCGAATTAAAAACATCATTTTAAAACTTGGTGCTAATAAAACAGGGTAAACTGAACTGAGGAAATCAAGGCTTGTTTTATTGTCAAGCCCCGGAAACAAAGAGAAAGAAGAATCGCCGACAAGAACTTCAAATTTCTTAACCTTATCGACGCAAAGTGCATCATCATAAGCGATCACTTCTTCTTTCACAGGAGATTCAGAATCGGATGAATCACCGTCCATGCTCGGTTCGTCAAAAACCGCAAGGACGTCTTCACAAGAAAGACCAGACAAATCACCAATGTCAATAACAATGTCACTCTTCGAACACCACCTCTTAGATGTATGCTCTGAAAGCGACTTGTTGCACACGTGGCATGTTGATTTCTTTTTCTGATCTTTGCAATTGGCACCAAAAGGTGGGAGGTGTTTTTTGTCGCACTTGAAACACAACCGGGGTCCCTTAGGATCCTTCGATTTTTCCAATTTTGCGATTTCCAATTGCCGTTTCTGCTCCTTTTTGGCATTCACTCCACAATTCGGCCCTTTTTTGTTCTTGTACTCTGGGTTAACGGATTTCTTTTCACGTTTAACCGAAGGTTCCATTAAAACAACGGGGCTTTCATAGGTTTGTGCCATTTTTGGGGGACTCTCTTTAACAATATCTTTGTGAGAGTCAAGCGGTTCGCTCATGATCAATGCTATATCATAAGCATAATCATTATCGGTATCAGTGATCTTATTATTGACCCATTGCCGAACTTCGACAGGCAAACCCGCTTCAATTGAGGGTGGAGTGGTCTTCACTTTCCATTCCATCTTCTTCCCAACCCCATTCATCATTCCGCCAACCAAGCGGAAAAACACATGGACTTCACCAGAATCTGGAATTCCAGCGTCGTCCAAGGTTTCACCATCTACATATGACTTGTAGACGTTACCCCAGGATGATTTACTGAGGTAAAAAGCGTCAGTGGGCTGCCCCAATCTAAACGCAATTAAGTCTTTAAACATCTTCATGGACATATATCGACTTACTACGAATGAAACAGACTGTCTTCCCACAAAGACACGAACTGTAATATCATTCGGACCGCCCCCTAGCACCAGCCAGCCAGGAGGATCAACTCGGATTTGTTTTGATAATGCCCCAACGTAACTAAAACTTTTCGCGTTTTTGACATCAGGTTTCATCACCATAAACGGTCGTAAAGCAATCTTGGGCTTATTCAAAAGAATATTCAGCCTAAAGCTTTTGGAGGTGACCGATGACACGTTCGCTTTCTTAAGTGCGGCACGTGTCTTTTGAGTGGAGGTTGTTCTAAAAATCCATGAATTCGAG